TTGAACCGATAGGCATCAAACCGCTTGGGCATCTTGCACCTTGTCTTTGATCTTTTTCAATACATCGCCGCGCACGGTGTAGTCGCGGCCGGGGTGGAGGGTGATCCTGCCGACCCCCGTATCCACCTCGGCACGCTCGTTCAGTGTGATGCGGTAGTGCTTTTTGATGTTGATATTTTTAATCATGGCCTACCTCCTACAGAGCAACATCAGTGCGGCGACCGACAGCGAATGGAATCGATGCACCGGAGATAGAACTGACGATTTTGACCTGATACGTGCTATATGCCGGCGTCGTGAAGTGGAATCTCAGCAATATAGAACCGTCACTCTGCGGCAGCTCTTCAGTCAGCGCTGCGGCGTTGCTGACGCCGCCTGACTCGATCGATGCGACGCAGGTATCGGTGGCGTTGTCATAATTATGATCGACGATCAAATCCACCTGGAACGATGTTGATGGTGCAGCGATCGTGCGCACCGCACTCCAGTATTCGAGCGTCTGGGCAGGACGCGATGCGGTGAGCAGGTTTGGCCCTGTTTGCAGCGCGGGTGCCAGATCGCTGGTGCCCAGGAAAACGGCGCGCAGCGGAACAATAGACGGCCCGCCCGACAGATGATTGACTCCGTCATCGAGTCGATACCAAATGCCGCCGACCTGAATCTCAAAGTCCAGCTCTGTGCCATCCGGCACAACTGTTTGCACATTGATGTCCAGATCGGATATGCCTCCGGCTAGCGACACGGACTGCAATGCAACTTCCGTGCGCGGCACATCGAAAGCCGCCGAATAGACCGTGAACATCAGATCCTGCGTCAGATCGCCGGTGAAGTAATCGCCGTCAGTGCCGTTGAACAGTGTGCCTGCAGTCAGTTTGTTGCCGGAAACAACAGCAACGCGGTGCGCACCCTGCGTAACCAGCACGATGGCGTAGCGTTTGCCCGCCTCAAGCAGTACCGGAGGTACTGCGACAGATGTTTCGGTCGGATACTGCTTGAGGTTCGCAACCGGAATTGTTACGTCGGTCACAACCTGGTTTACATCAGGCTTGCCGCCGACTGTTTCACAGATCAGCAGATTGACATCTCCTGTTGCGTCAATCGCCGTAAACTGCAAGCCGACTTTAGTTAGCCAGGCCGCGTTGGACGCCAGGAATGTCTGCGCAACCAGCGCGCCATTGATGGCGGTTGTAGTAACATCAGGTAGATATACCTCAACGCTCTGGCTGCTGTAGTAAGCATGACGCACCTTCTTGTAGCGATAGCCCATGAACGGGTGGTATCCGTAGTATTGTGTTTTATCGTTCGTGTTAAGCTGGTTGCGGCGGATCGACCAATACTTGATTCGCTGCCATGTGTCGCCATAATGGATCTGGCTGGTGGTGATCGTCCGCCGCCGCATGGTGATCGACTGCGACTGATACTGCGAGATGGACAGGTCGCCGGCGTAGCCGTCCACTTTCAGCATGACCGCATCGCTGTATTTCGGCAGGATCAGACCCGATACTGCGCGGGTCACGGCCGGCTCTGTCGGGTTGAATGTATCAATAGGAGCCAGCGTTTCGGCGGCGTGCGGAAACAGCAGGCCGTCACCGTCGATCAGCGCCGAATAACCTGCATGGGCCGTGTCTGATTTTGACTCGTCAGCAAATTCATCGCTGTCAAAAGCGGCCCAGCCGGTCGGCAGATTCAGTTGTTCTTTTATGCGCGCCACTTCGGACTCGACATCGACCAGCGACTGCGCTTTTGCCATCGCGCCGGCTTTTGTTGCCAGCGAAGCCAGATCAGTGGCAATCGATGAGATGCGCGGCTCGGCCTCGCCCTTCCATTTTTCCTGCTGTTTGATGCGCTGTTCGTGATCGCTCGCGTTGGGCAGCTGATTGGCTGTCTGCATGCTGATGTTGGTGATGCCTGTCGGGTCGAGGGTTACAAATGCAACCGCAATCGTGCCAGCCTGTATCTGTGGTGCTTGAGGGGATGCTGACTCGACACCGGGCACGGCGTTAATCACGGCCTGATTGAGGCGCTGCATGGCCACGGCCTGTGGCTGCGTGGTTCCGGCGGCCAGGTCAATCAGGAAATCACGCGGCTGGATGTCGGTATCGACAGTTTGGCCCCATGCGACAATGGCAACAATCTTCTTTGTGGTCAGCGGTAAATGCTGAAACAGGTCAATCGGCGTGGATTGATCGGAGACAAACACCTGCCCGGCATTGAAAAAGCGCCCTGCGGCCACGTCCACCGCCGTATTGCTGCCCTGTGCTGTGACTGCCAGTCCCGTGTAGTGCAACCCTGCACTGACAGCATCGTTGACGATATGCTTGAGACTGTCGGCAGTGAATGTCTGTAAGTTGTTCGGATCGGCTGCCTGAAACTCCTGCTGATCTCTGAAAATCACCTGCTTTTCCATGTTAACTCCTTATATCCACTGACCGGCAACCATTGCACCGGATAAAATAGTTGTTTTTGTTCTGGCGATTTTGCGCGGGGCGGTCTGCACCAACACCCGATCAGAGGCGCGGCGTGCAAAGCCCAGCGCGGCCATTGTTTCGTTGTACAGCTCACGCGGGGCAGTGAGCATAAAACCACTAACAAAGCGACCTGTTGCCCGGATGCTGTGCACGCCATTGATGCGCACGTCAATTTCAGCATTGTGCGGGCGCATGGATAGCCTGGTGCCACCCAAGTGGGTGCTCATGCCGCGCGATGCGAGCGTTTTTGAAGGGTCAAACATATAAACCCGTTTATACAATCTGTCTCCCGCATGTGTCTTGCGGAAAGCTGTCCGCATAAATGAGCCGCCAATAAATATTCCGGCGCGTTTCCCCTGCTGTGCAACCGTATCGTAATGCACATCCACAGCCCGCATGGATGGCGCAACAGTACGTTTGTGCAGCGTCTCAATGCGGTCAATGTACGGCGTGAGCAGACGCAGGGTGTACAGCCGTGACGCCGCTGTAGATTTGACCAGCCAGTGGATAAAGCCACCCGCCACCGTGCCGTGACCGATGCTTGCATGCTGGCGCACCTCCTGTGTGGACACGCCCGTTTTTAGTTCGTTTTGACTGCTACGCTCAACCGTGGTCAACGGCGTATCAACACCATCAGCATGGATAAATGCCGTAACGCCCAGCCGGGCGCCGGCGGTGGACTGAACCGGGAACATGCCACGCCCGGAGGCTGCAACCGGGAAATCTTTCCAGTTCATCGCACCCTGTTTGGTGGACTGATTGCGGAACTGGAACATGCGTAATTGCGGCATGCGACTCAAAAACTGATTGCGTTCGCCCTGCGTGGTGGTTGCGGCGCAGAATGTTTTGGCCGGAGGGGTGATGGCGCGGATCAGTTCTGCGCCTGCCCAGCGCGCCATGTCTGTAAAGCAGGACAGCGTGCCACGGCGGCGGTGCAGATCAAATGATGCAGCGACAATGGCACGTTTATTTTTCAAGCTGTCGTTTTTATCCCAGAACGGCACATCTACCGACCATGCCAGCCAGGGCAGCAATGATTCGGGAATGGTTTGCGGGTTCCATAGATCACGCAATGGGACGGGTACCGCGCCGATCCGCGCGGTGGTCTGCTCCATATTGCGCTCAAAATCGCTGGCATTCGGGGGAAGGATGGAAACCACGTCAGACATCGATGCCGCCAACTGTGATATTGATACTGATAGCCAGTGCAATGCTTAAAGCATCAGCAATCACATCAGCTGCGGGGCTGCTTAATGCGACATTCTGCACACCCGGTACAGTCAGGGCGGCAATCAGGCCGGAGCGGGTGGCATCAAAGCCCATGTGTTTAATGTCCGCAAGATGCGCATGCAGCGATTTGAGTGCATCAGATAATACTACATTGGCATCCGGGCCGGGGTAAATCGTCAGCACGCCAACGATTGAAAACGGGATAGCTGTCGGTGATCGCACAATCACAACATCGGTGAGCGGTTTCACTGCCGGATCATTAAGCCGCGTGCGCACAGTCGCCATGACCGGTGCATTATCACCGGAAATAACAATGGAAGAGCCGGACGGCGGCGCTAGGGAGGGGAATGCCGCCTGTCCGGCTAACAGTTGATTGGGGGTTGCTGTGGCTGTAACAACGCTATCGGGCACCAAGACAGTGACTGTAACCTGCCCATCGGCAATCGATACCACATTCACATCGGCAATCGACACATCCACGGCCAGGGCATGCTGTTTGTAGCTTTCGGCAGGGCCAGCCGCAGCGAGCAGATTAAATGCTTTCTGGATGCGGGCGCGCAAGGCTGTATCTGTTTCGCCGGTTAATCGCTGCACATTCACATTGGCACCGCGCTGATCCAAATCTGATTCTGTTGCATAGGGCGTCATCACGGCATGGGCCGCATCATTGACCCGCTGGCGCAGATTCAATTCGCGATAGGCCACGCCCTCTAAAATTTTGCTGGAGGGGTCGGATTCAAGTTCAATCGCAGTCAGCGTGGCATCACGCGCCAATAAATCGGTTTTCATAGCTGCCAGAATCGCCTCGAAATCCAGCACCTCGACAACAGCAGGTGCTGGGATTTGAGCGAAATCAATCTGAGCAAGGCTCATATCACAATCCCATCCAGCGCAATCGGCTTGCCGTTGGGGGTATAAACGCCCTCAATGCCAATCGTTAAGCGCCCATCGCTTGTTGGCTGCTCCACGCGCACAGCGGTCAAATTCAGGCGCGGCTCCCATTTTTTCAAGGCTTCTGCCGTCGCAATGATCACATCCATCACACCATTGCGATTCATCGGCGCGTCGGTCAGCTCAAACAGCCGCGAGCCATAATCGCGCCGCATCACCCGGCTACCCAAAGGCGTAGCCAAAATATCGGCAATCGACTGGCGTAGATGATCGATACCGGTTAAGCGGGCACCGGTCGCTGCATTCATCCCCATCATTGCGGTGCTCCTGTATTGGAGCCGCCGGGCTGGATGCCGCCATGCACATGATGATCCAGACTAACCCCTGCGGCGGTCATATCGCCGGTTGATGTGATTGTGCCTGTGACGCTGATATCGCCGGTAATCGTAATCCCGCCGTCAGCGACCAGGGCGCATGTTGCACCTGCGGGCAGGGTGGCGGATAGGTGGTGGGCAGCGCGATCATACGCAATCACCGCGCCGTCCTTATAGGTGCGGATGGCCTCATCCGGAGTATTGCCATTGGCCGGATGTGCGTTCTGATAGATAGCAGGCAATACCACGCCATTGCCGATCTCTCCGGAAGGTGAAAAGACCATCACCTGTTCGCCAATTTCCGGAGCATCCCAATCCACATCATTGCCTGCGCGTTGCGACAACCACGGCAACCAGCCGGTAACCAGATCACCAATAGCAACCTTGACGCGGGCAGTCTGATAATTGGCATCAGCAATCGTGCCGAGCAGGGCAATGTTATGCATCTGACGTTCCAGGCGCTCGATACGCTGCAAGAGTTCCAGCATCATATCGGCGCGTAATCCGGCTCATGGCCGATGCCTATATTCGGAGCAATGCCGATTTTAACGTCCGTGAGCGGGCCATAGTTGCTGACCGGTGCTGCGCCGATTCTGGTTTGCTGCTCCCAGACTACCGACCACAGTGCAAAGCCTGCATCATCTGCCGATGCGTTGGTCTGCCCCTGCATCTGTATCACTTTTGCAGGTGATACCAGTGGGGCGTTGAAATTGTTGTTGTGGATGATTGTTGCGACGTGTTCAACCATATCAATACACGCGCCTTCTCGTTTAGACCTATCGCCATGGTGCTGTGCCAATACATACGCGGCCATGCGGCATGAAATATCCATCTGACCCGCTATGCCGGGGTCTGATATTGGCTTGCATCCAAGCGCGGCAACCAGTACAGCTGGCGCATGGATAGCCACACGATCACCTAAATTGCTGCCGAATTGCCCGCCGTATATCTCACACTGAGATAGTGATGGAATAGCTGCTGTGATGGCATCAACAGCGGCTTGTTGCAGCTCTGTAATAGTCATATCAGATGCCCGCCTTGGCGCGGCACTTGAAACTTCTCATGCGGGAGTACCAATGATGCCGATTGTGGAACGCCAGCAGGTGTTTTGGTCGCGGTCGGCAACGTTCCGTAATCCCAGCCATATTTCGATATGCCAGACAGCCACTTGATAGCATCATCGTAGCGCTCTCGGACTTCATCCGTGGCCTTGGCGGAATATAGATAGAATCGCGCAATGGCGGCGACATGCCGAACCAGAGCGCGGGACGGAGTTGCGGGTGCAGCGGGCAGATACGAATCCGCCTCACTGGTTGCGTCGTCAAGTGCTGTTTGCAATACAGCATCGTCAACCATGCCGCTATTCACCCGATCTGTAATCTGTGCAATTTCAGTGCCGCCAAACATGGAAATCATGTCGGCTTTTACAGCATAACTCACCGCTTTTTATTTCTTGCTTGGTGTTTCTTTCTCTGCAACCCCAGCGGCTAACAATACCTTTTCAACCTTCGCATCTTTTACGATATCTCCAGCCTCATAACTTTTATCGCCGTGTGTACAGTGAGTGGTTACTACTACAGCCATAGTGGTCTCCTTTTATGAAAATAAGGGGCGACGATTGCCGCCCCTATGGATTACAGTGCGTCAATACTCATGATTGACTCAATGCGATGCAGGGCAGGCAATGGAGCCGACTGTGCAAGCAGGAACCGTGCAGATGGGTTATCTTCCACATACGATTTCACAAAGTATGGAGTAGCCCAATTGCGGCCTACTGCCAAATCTTCGATAGCGCCATAATGCACGGCACTTTCACCCTGTGTTGATCCGAAAATAACCTGATTCGGAGCCAGCAAAGGCTGCTCGACACCGGCAACGTCTTCAGCCCATTCGTTGTATTCGTAGAAATCAACGCCCTGGACATTGCCCAGGTAAGTTGCGCCATGCTGAATACCATCCAGCTTGATTGCGCCGGATGTGATTTTCACCATGGATAGGGGCGAAGATGACTTGGTCTCCATCTGCTTCACAAACGCATCCGATGCAGCAGATCCCATGACACAGATGGTCGGATTCAATCCGCTGGATTTTGTAATCAGCCGGGCATGCGTGCGTAGCTGTTTTAGGATATCCACATTGGCAGCATCCCATGCATTGGCAGTGCCGGTATTGATAACACGGTGCGATGCAGGGCGCAGGAAATCGACTTTCACATCAATACCTTCACCGACTGCTGTAACACTACCGTTGACCAGCGCATCAGCAGCCATAGCCTCTTCGCGCCGGTCAACCAAATCACGCAATGTAACAATATCAGTTGCAAGGATGTTGTTGATCCGCTGTTGCGGAGTCTGCTGATACACAGTTGAGCCGGGACGTTTGGCATCCAGTGCCTGTCCTGCGCGGGTAGGGATAAATACCTTAATATAAGGCATTGTAACTGTGCGCGTAACTGCGCCAACACGGTCAACCTGCACGCCCTTGGATAGCGGTGATACGAACGGAGCCAGACGGCGGCGGCCTTTGATAATATCAACTTCAACCGAGCGCGTATCATGGGTAGTGCGTTTCTTGAAGAATGTATCGAGTAAAAAAGATGATTTCGGCTTGGTCTGATTCATCAGCCCAATCAAGCGACGTGGTTCAAAAATTCCTAATGGCATGAGTTATCTCCTTAAACCGATGCTTTGGTATAAATATTTAAGGCGCGAAGTGCGTCTTTAATTGCGGTTGTCACCGCTGGTGTAAGGGCTGATTCCTTGAACTCACCAGATAGATAAACAGGGGCTATAAGTGCGCCTGCCGTTGCATCTACTGCTTCAGCCAGAATGGCATATGGAGTTTGTGAACCATCTGTAGCTGCTGTGTTCAGCGCCACGATTTCACCTGATGCGGTAACGCGGCCAACGATCTGACCTTTAGGCAGGACATTGCCGGTCGCTACTGTTTCGCTACCGGTGACGTAATCATCACCTGCAAGCATGGTGTCGTTATTGAATGGGACTTCGGTAAAGCCGTTATTCTGTGGCATGATTTACGCTCCTTGGACTTCGGCCAAAGCGGCCTGCATTCCAGCCATCAGGGGGTCCTCACCACCTTCAGGCTCTGTAATATTGGATTCGCTGAACAGATTGGCTGGTGCGGCTGGCTTCGCTTTGCGCATCAATTCAGAGACAGCAGCGAACTGCTCATGGCTCATGGTCAGCATGGCCTCTTTCTGCGCGTCATCGAGCTCAGTACCAATATCCGCAAACAGCGTTTTGATTGCAGTTTCACGCGCGGCCTTTTCAGCAGCCTCTTTCTCTTCCTGTAGCGCTGCGAACTGATGCTTTAGTTCGGCGTTCTCTGCTTCGATAGCGGCAAACTTCTGTTTGCTTGCTTCCAATTCGGCTGTCAGTGCAGCCGCTTCTTCTTTGGTCATATTGACCTCCTGTGATTCGGGCGACTGCCCGGATTGATAATCGTGATAAGAAAAAGAAAAGACGCGGGCGGATGTGCCAGCATCAACGCCGGTTGGCGTAAAGCTGATTTCTCGAAGGGTGCTGCTTTTGAATACAACCCCTGCAGTTTCAAATGTGCGACCGTTGACCGTCGCCCCTTTTTCAACGTCTTCGATTTTTTCCGGCTCGATATGCACGCTCATCTGCCAGGGGAAGCCTTCTGCCGCGTCCTGCGCTATGCGTGCGCCGTTTTCGTTAGATAGCAATACACCGGCAACGTCAATTCCCTGATCGCTAATAGTTACGTTTTCGGAAAACCCGGCGTTTTTGTCCCGGTCATGCCCAATAAGCATAGGTAGCTTGCCCGGCGTCTTAATGCTGGATAACTCAAACGCCACAGGCCCCCAGAATGGGTGCGCTATAATGTCACCGGTGTATGCAATGCCGGAAAACTTGCGGGGATTATCGCCCTCGCCTTGCAGTGCAACAGGGGCAGAGAATCGATATGCCTCGGCTGGTATTTCACGTTTGGTGTGCATGGCTCGCAATAATCACGGCCATTTAGAGGCCGGGAAGCGGACATAGTGCCGG